TGTCATTGACAGGTTCGGACGTATAGGTGCTAGGAAGGGTTGGTCAGCAGCTCACTCTACCTTAGCAGCTTTAACAGGTTACTATGTAAAAGCTATTGGTGAGTTGATTGATAACTCAGGTAACTCATACATTGTAGCTACTGGTAATAATAAACTATTCAAGTTGTCAGGTTCAACCTTAACTGAGTTAACCTACGGAGGTGGTGGTACAGCTCCTACCATTACAGCTGATCATTGGCAAATGGCTCCGTTGAATGGCTGTATCTTCCTATATCAAGCTGGACATGATCCTCTAGTGTTCGATCCTGCGACCAGTGCAACTACGTACAAGCGTATATCTGAGAAGACTGGTTACTTAGGAACTGTACAAAGTAACAACTGTGCTATCAGTGCCTATGGTCGTATCTGGACAGCTAACAACGCAACAGACAAGAGTACTGTACAGTTCTCAGATCTGTTATCAGGTCATGTCTTGAATACTGGTACATCAGGTACTTTAGATGTATCTCAAGTGTGGCCTGCAGGCTCTGATGAGATTACAGCCTTAGCCTCACATAATGGTTTCTTGATTATCTTCGGTCGTAGACAGATTCTTATCTACTCCAATGCTACAGATCCTAATAACTTAACACTGTCAGATACTATTACAGGTATTGGATGCTTTGCTAGGGATTCAGTAGTTAAGACTGGTAGTGATATTGTCTTCTTGTCAGATACTGGTGTACGTTCACTCATGCGTACCATTCAAGAGAAGTCAGCTCCAATGCGAGAGCTTAGTTTGAATGTTAAGGATGCTCTGGTAGAGGATTTATCTTCTGAGACTGCAGCTAATATCAAGGCTGTGTATTCAGACAAAGATGCCTTCTACTTATTGTCTCTACCTACAGTCAATACTGTCTACTGTTTTGATATGCGAGGACAGCTTCAGAATGGTGCAGCTAAGACTACAACGTGGAATAACATTACCCCTAGAGCTTTCTTCTACACTCGTAATAAAGATTTATTGCTAGGACAAGATGGTTATATAGGTAAATATAATACAAACCTTGACAGTACTGCAACTTATCGAGTACAATACTACACCAATTACTTTGACTTTGGTAGTCCTACATCTTTGAAGATGTTAAAGAAGATTAACTTAACATTCATTGGTGGTAATTCAGCTACAGTCTTCGTTAAGTATGGTTTTGATTTCAGTGCTGCATATCAGTCTAGAACCATTGAACTAGGTAGTACTTCAATAGCTGAGTTTGGTATCGCTGAATATAACATAGGTGAATATACGGCTGGTATCGTATTTGATAATCAGAAGATTCAAGCAAGTGGTGCTGGAAACGTATTACAGATTGGTATGGAACTTGATATTAACAATTTTGAGATTTCATTACAAAAGCTTGACTGTTACGTTAAAGCTGGACGTATAAGATAACTAGGAGATTAATGTGAGTAATTACACCAAGAGTACAGATTTTGCAGTCAAGGACTCATTGTCTACAGGTAACCCCAGTAAGCTTGTGAAAGGTACTGAGATTGATACTGAGTTTAGTGCTATTCAATCAGCAGTTAACTCTAAAGCTGACAAAGCTAACCCAACATTTACTGGAACTATTACAGCTGTTAACGTAACAGTTTCAGGATCGCCCCTCTTCTGGGCACTGCAGGTAGTATTTACTCAGCTAACACAGCTGCTAATACAACTACTGATGCTGCTAATGCAGCTGCTAGGGCTGCACAGTTCCGACCTGTAGGAGTTACTACAAGGTTCGGTAAGTCAGGCTTTCAATACGACCCTACTACAGGACAACTAACAGGTGCTGGCTACCAAGTAGCTCCTGATGTAGCTGCAGCTCGTGAAGGTTTGATGGGCTTAGCAGGTACTGGCTTAGGTCAAGCTCAAGCTGTACAGGCATTCCAGCCTCAGGTTAACACTGCAGCTCAAGGTTTGTTTAACTTAGGTCAAGGCTACATAGCTAAGACACCTCAAGAGCAAGCTCAGCAGTACATGACTCAGCAGCAACAACTGTTAGCTCCCGGTCGTGAACAGGCACTGGCTAACTTGACTAACCAACAGCAACAGCAAGGTCGTTTAGGTCTAGCTACTGGTGGTACTATGTCAGGTTACACAGCAGGTGCTCCGGGCTTGCAAGCTACTAATCCTCAGATGGCTGCATACTACAATGCTCAAGCTCAGCAGGATGCTCAGTTGGCAGCTCAAGCTCAACAGGCTGGTCAGCAACAAGCTCAGTTCGGTCAAGGATTGATGACTGGTGGTTTGAACTTGGCAGGTCAAGGCTTTGGATTACAGACACAAGCTCTGGCTCCTTACAGTCAATACACTCAGCAAGCTATTAACTTGGAGAATCAAGGCTTGAATGCTTTGACTCAAGGTATGGGCTTAGGTTCATCTATCACAGCAGGTTCTACAGCAGCAGCTAACATTCAGAATGCTGCAGCACAACAAGCAGCAGCTTTGCAGATGCAACGTAACAATGCTGTAGTAGGTGGTTTAACAGATCCTGTCAGTCAGTTGATTAGTGGTCTGTCAGGTGGAACTTCTAACTACCAGCAAGTTGTTAACCCATACTTCCAGACAATCGGTTATTAAGGGAAACATAATGGCTACACAAGGAATTCAAGGTTTATTCGGAGGCATGGGCACTCCTGAGGAGATGCAACGTCAGCTGGTAGAACAGAAGGCTATGCAGTTTGCTACGATGACTCCTCAGCAACAGATGTCTTATAACATCTATAAGAACACTGGCAACTTAGGTCGTGGCTTAGCTGGTGCTTTTGGTGTAGATGTACAAGATCCAGCTATTCGTCGAGCTACTATGCTTCGTCAGATGGCTTCACAGTATGATACTACTACTCCTGAAGGCTTGCGTCAGATGGCTGCAGCTTTACAAGGTACAGACCCTGAACTTGGTTATCAAGTGATGCAACGTGCAGATGCTTTGGAATTGTCTAAGGCTAAGATTAGTTCTGAACATGCTTTGACTAAGCAACGTGAGCGTGAGAAAGCAGCTGCAGATCCTTTCCAGAAGCTTGTTGAAACAGGTAAGTACACTCCTGCTAGTTTAAAAGCATACAAAGATTCTAACGATGTGGCTGATTTACAGTTCAAAGAATCTGATGCTAAGACAACAGTTATTAAAGCTGACGGTCGTACTAAGCTTATTAACTCACAAACAGGTGAAGTTATTGCAGATCTAGGCGTAGCAGGTAAAACACTTGAAGAATCACTAAGTACTGGCCTTAGTAAGCTTGGGGAAGCTATGGTAGGTGCTCAAGCTAAGGCTGCAGGTGCTGAAGCTGGTAAAGGTGTTGGTAAACAATCTGTTGAGATTCAAGGTAAGTACACAGCTATGAAATCAATTGATGATGCTTTGAAGATGGCAAATAAAGGTATCTTTGCAGGTGGTTATGGCCCAACAATGGAAGCTACAGCTAAATACTCTAAAGGTGTGGTAGGCGGTCAGAAGACCTTAGAGAATACAGAACAATTTAGAGCTTATATTGGTGATGTTGTTATTCCTCGCTTGCAAGAGTTTGGTGGTAATGACTCAGTTGAAGAACTTAAATACTTACGCTCTGTGACGGCTGGAGACACAACCCTTGAAGCTGGCTCAATTAAGAAGATTCTTAAACGTGCTAAGGAAAAGATTGATGAAGGTGTTAAACGTTTGGAGGCACAACAGGAAGCAACAATTCAAGGAAAACCATTACCTCTGGGCCCTGTAAAAGGAACGGTTAAGTGGTCTGATTTAAAGGAATAACATGGATATTGAACTTCCAAATGGGACAATCATTCAAGGTGTCCCTGAAGGTACATCAAAGGCTGACATTCAAGCTAAAGCAATTAAAGCTGGATTAGCTACAGCAGCTGACTTTGCACCAACTAAACCAGCACAACCTCAAGAGGCTCCTAGTGGCTTCTTACAGGGTGTAATGGATCCTGTATATGGTGCAGGTCAGTTGATGGCTAAAGGTATGCAAGCTGTGGGTTTCTTTCCTAAAGAAGCTCAAGCTTTTGCTGAAAGAGTTGTTCCTCAGAGGGAGCAACAATATCAAGCTCAAAGAGCTGCTGCAGGTGAGGAAGGTACAGACTGGGCACGACTAGGTGGTAGCTTGGTTAGTCCTGCTAACTTACTTGCTGGTGGTGCTGTAGGCTCTATGGTTGCTAAGCCACTTGCTCAAGCTGCAGCTATTGGAGCTACTCAAGGTGCTCTAGCTCCTGTAACAGATACTGAAGAGTTTACTGAAGAGAAACTGAAACAAACTGCTGGTGGAGGTGTTTTTGGTGTTTTAGGTGCGGGTGCAGTTAAGGGTGCTGGAAAAATACTCAATCCTCTTGTATCTAAAGCTGAACAGACAATGCGTGATCTAGGTGTCAAGATGACTCCCGGTCAGGTTATGGGCGGTCAAGCTAAAGACATTGAATCATTTGCAGCTAGTGTTCCTCTAGTTGGTAGTTACATTTCAGATGCAAAAGAACGTGCTCTATATTCCTTTAACAAAGGAGTTATTAACAAAGCGTTGGCTAAAGTAGGAGAGAAACTTCCCGAAGATGTCATTGGCAGGGATGCGGTGCAGGCTGTGAATGAGATTGTAGATCAGAAGTATACGGATGTATTATCCAAGATGTCCTTTAAATTAGACTTTCCTACATATACAGGAATGTTGAAAGCAACAAAGGCTCCTTCATCTTCTATTGACCGTGTGCGTGTTAAGGATGAATTAGACTCTATTGTTTTTAGTCGCTTACCTAAGGAAGGCCCTATCACAGGTGATACCTATAAGCAGATTGAATCTCAGCTTCGTCAAAGAGCTGCTCAGCTGGGCCGAGGCACTATTAGTGATCAGGATGTAGGAGAGGCTCTTAAAGCAGCTTCTGTGTCCTTGAAGGAAGGCTTACGTAAGCAAAATCCTAAGTACACTTCTGAGCTTCGTCGGATTGACAGCGCATATGGTGATATATCCGTGATGAAGACAGCTGCCGCTAACACAGGAGCTGAAAACGGTGTATTTACTCCACGGCAGTACAAGACTGCTGTGCGTCAGTCAGACACAACACGTAAAAAGACACAGTTTGCAGCAGGTACAGCCCGTGGTCAAGATGTGGCTGAAGACGCTGTATCAGTTATGGAGCCTCGTCAGACAGCTAACCTTGAAGGGCGTATTGCTCTGAGCAACGTAGGCGGCTACACAATGGCTGCTAATCCTGCTACTGCTTTACCTGTGGCACTTGTTGCTCCTCTTCTGTATTCTGAGAGCGGTATCAAAGCAATGGAAACATTGTTACGTAGCCGTCCTGATGCAGCTAAGAAGATTGGACAGATGCTGACTTCTAGAGCTACCAAAGAAGGTAGTATTACAGGTGCTCAAGTTCTACAAGAGTACAACAGGCAAACTAAAGGTATGGAATAACTAAATAAAGGACTATAAATGATCGACCCCATAGCAGCTCTGGACGGGCTACAAAAAGCAATAGGGATGGTCAAAAAGGCAAGCAAGGTAGCCAACGATATCGGTGGTCTTGCTCCTATGATCGGTAAGATGTTTGATGCTAAGAGCCAAGCTACCAAGGCTATGCTTGCAGCTAAACGTGATAAAACAAAGTCTAACTTTGCAGTGGCTCTCCAGATCGAAATGGCTCTGGATCAAGCTAAGACTTTTGAGGAGGAGTTAAAACTGCTCTTCATGCAGACTGGCAAGATTGATGTCTGGAATAAGATTAAAGCTCGTGAAGCTGCTGACAACCTAGCCGATGCTAAGGAGATGGCAGCTCTGAAGGCTGAAGAGAAGAGGCTTAAGAAGAAAGAACAAGAAGACATGGAAATGGTAGCCCTCATTGGAGGTATAGCGTTTGTGCTTCTCCTAGTGGGTATCGGTATCAATGAACTCATGGACTTCTGCCAAGCAACTAAAAGGTGTGGAAGATGAATGAGTATCAGAAGCAGTTTGATTTACTGCTAAGGATATTCGTTTATATGCTTGTAGCTTGGTGGTTCTTAGGTTTCCTCAAGTTTCTTCCTGATGATCTTTCTAACAAGATTGTGGCTTTATTATTATCTAAGGTAGGATTATGAGAATTACTCCATATCAACAGAATGCTAACACCATACGTGAGCATCAGCAAGTTATTCATCAAATACATCTTAAAGAGTTTGAAAGGCTTAATAGACAAGCTGAACTTAAACTTCAACAAGCTATAGATCCTTTAAAGACTCATAAGATTGATGTCTATGTATAAATATCTTTTAATACCCTTACTGTTATTGATGACAGGCTGTGAAGACAGATATAGATATTACTGTCAGAATCCTGATAACTTCCATGCTGAACAGTGTCAGAAACCTAGATGTCAGTTTACTCAGACCTGTCCTGAATACCTAGTAGCACCTATATTGGAGAAACAAATTGATCAGTCTAAACAGCAACAACCCCAAGCCCAAACTAAGCCCTGAAGAGATTGAGGTACGTGTCTGGGGATTCGTTGTAATTGCTATAACTGTCATCCTCTTCGGTATTGTCTTTGCACTCCTGTACTCAGTCACTTTTGTGACTCAGCCTATCAAGTCAATGGCCCCTATCGACCAAGCATATACCAAGATGCTTAATGATATTGTACTACTTATTGTAGGTGGTATTGGAGGTATTGTCGGTAAGAGAGCTGTTAACTCAGCTACTAATGCCTTCAATAAACCTCCTACACCTCCTATGATGATGGGACAGCCCTGTGGAGGAAGTGGATACGGTATGCCTAATAGCAGTTATGCACCGCCACAGTCAGCCTATGGCTTACCAAGTCAACCCTTTGGTGCAATGCCAGTGTGGAAGAATCCTGAACTAGACGAATCTTGGACACCCGGCCCTCCACCTACAACTCCTCCGGAGCACTTAGAGGATGATGAGGAAAGAGCTGAGATAGCTGAAGCTAGGAAGGAAACTGACTGATGTTACCACTACCCCTTCCTTGGATCATCATAGGTGCAATAGTTTCTCTGTTCACAACCTATCAAGTTGGACATCGTTATGGCTGGCTTGAACGTGATGGAGAGATGCAAATTGAGATAGCTAAGAAGAACGATGAAGCTCGTGAAATTGAGAAGAACATGGCTTCTAAGTTAGCTGATAAAGAAACTGAGTTGAGAAAGGCTAAGAATGAAATATTTAAGAAACAGTCTGCTATGCGTGAGCTTGCTAATACTGGCAGGATGCGCCTCCCCACCTCCAGTTGTGTACAAGCCAGCCCAAGTGCCAGCCCTACCACAGGAGATAGCAGAGACGAGCCAAGCGAACTTGAGCGACAGACTATTAACACTCTTATCGACCTCGTCGCAGAAGGAGACAAAGCCATCACCAAGCACGCAGCCTGTGTTGCAGCCTACAACGAAGTAAGGGAGTTAGTTAATAATGGTAAACGCTGATCAACTACGAGAACTTAAGATTGATCCTAACTTAGTCGATCCTTTCAATGAGACTTTTCAAAGGTTTGGTATTACTACACCCGCACAACAGGCTTCATGGATTGGTCAGTGTGGTCATGAGTGTGGTAACTTCCGTATCTTAGAAGAGAACTTGAACTACAGAGCACCTACATTGCTAAAGCTCTTCCCTAAGACACCTAAGCGTCAGTGGGGTTTTACTCCTGAGGAGGCTGCAGCTTATGAGAAGCAGCCACAGAAGATTGCTAATAGGATTTATGGTAATCGTATGGGTAATCGTGATGAAGCTTCTGGTGATGGATGGCGGTTCAGAGGCTCAGGATTTCTTCAGCTGACTGGTCATAGCAACTTCTATCACGCAGGTCAAGCCTTAGGAGTTGACTTTGTGATGCAACCTGAGTTAGTTCGTACACCTATGTATGCAGCTCAAACAGCCGGATGGTTCTGGCAGACACATAAGCTTAACCAGTATGCCGATAAAGGTGACTTCCTAACAATGACTAAGCGTATCAATGGAGGTACAATTGGTCTAGAGGATAGGATAAAACATATTAACCATGCTCTACACGTACTGAGCTAAGTATACAATTGTAAGTTTTAAGTTTACAATTACAAGAAAGCCCCTTAGGAGTGATCCTTTGGGGCTTTTTAGTTATCCTAGTATATCCATCACTTTGTGACGATTAATCCATGATAAACGCTACTGTAATGAATCCAATGTGTAGATACACTACAGATACTGGCTCATCGTGCATCTTCTCATCTTCATCCATGATGTACAGTTGATCAGCTTCTAAGCCAAACACTAGGCCAGCTTTAGTTTCAAACTCTAATGTCATGCAGGTTCTCCTTCAATCACTGTAAAAGGTACAGTTCTAACAGTTGGAAACTTACTCATAAAGTCTTCCCTTGTAATGTCTCTACCGATGTTGATCTCTTTAAAAGGCTTACCCTCTTGTGTGAGAGTAGCCTTCAAAGATACACAAGCTGGACAGTTATCCTTTGTGTACATTGTAATCATCAGATTTCACAGCCTTTCTTAACTTTTTCAATATCTTCGTAGGATAGCGTGTACCACTCTCCTTTATGATGTTTATCTTTAAAAGTATTGTGCCAATATTCTTCTAAATAGCCTTCACCTACTCCGTAGTACTCTACAACAAGCTCAAAAGGATTTCCAGATTGAATAGTTCTAATTCTTTCTGTAAGATTATTGGTTGTTCCAATTTTAATATAATTTTTACAGCCAATTAAATATAGATCAGAGCCTTCATTTTGTGCATAAAGACCTTTTCTACCATTTTCTTTAGAAGAACAAAGCTTACATTGTTTTGATGAGCCGTTTCTAAGATTAGATCCTTTTACAACAGATTCATAACCACAGTCGCACTGACAAAGATAGTACCAGTTTCCAGTGGATGCACTTTTATGCGCATACTCCAGAACTGTCCACTTGTTAAAGCGGAGACCTATCATGTCCTCTTTATTATGGAGTCCATTATAGGCTGTCATATTATATCTCGCAACCGCCAGCAGCGCACGATAACGTTTGCACACCTTCAACATTGTCTGTACGTTCAATGAACTTATCCCAATCAATACCTAAAGGCATCTTAGACACCATGTCGTGATACTCAAACTCATTGATGGACTCATAAGGAGCTTGTCGATATGTTCCTCCATCCATAGGCAAGAAGCTCACACCTGTAATCTCATCAAAGTTATTCCACACCCATGCTCCAACTTCAGGCCATTCAGTCTCATTCACTGAGATGGTCACTGAAGGCTTATGCTCACAGTAGTGTCGCTGGAACAGTAGCCACAAGCGCAGGTGCTTAATAGCATTCAAGTCCTCACGCAGCAGCGCACCCTTCTCAACTCTCATTGGGAAGCTAAACACTGTAGTGCTCTCAGGCTTCATCACACATGGTTCAGCTGGAAATCCTTGAGCTTTCAAGAAGTCAGTCAGAGGGTCTTTGTTATCAGACCTGACACGACGAATAAAGTACTGACTGTGCTG